AGCCTTAACACCTTCGCCTTCGATACCAGCTTCTTCACCACCAACTTTACCTTCAGCTGAATTATCTCCAACTTTGTCAAGTTCATTTTTCTTAGCAGCTTCATCGTGCTCTTTTCCAGCTTCATCACCAGCTTCTTCAACTACTAAATTCTTGTTGAAAGATTCTGCGATGTATTCAGCGTATTCAGAAATGCTTTGTACATTTTCTTTTAGATAGTTAACATAGCTTCTTAAGTTCTTGTTAGTCTCTGTTGTTTCGTCTAAACCTTCAGCTAAATAATTAGCGTAGTCTTTAACTTTTGATGTAGATTCTGCAACATGCTCTGTAAAAGAAATGTTTTGATCTAATTTTTCTGCCATATACTTGGTATACTCGATGTTATTATCGGTCATTTCGGCAACGTGTTCGGTATATTGAATACCTTGGTCTAATTTCTCAGAAACATACTCAACGTATTCACTAAGCTTCTTAACGTTCTCAACGATATGATCGTTGTGTGCAATTAATCCAGTCATTTTTTCAGTCATTTCAGAAGTTGTATTATCTGAAGTTACTTTTGATAACTGTTCTTTAAGGGCTTTAATCTCCTCAGCAAGATACTTTGAGTAGCTATTGAAATCGTCTACATTTACGTAAGATGTCATAGTGCTCTCGTTTGTTTTATTTTGATTTAAGTTTGTTTTGTAGTCGGTTGGCATTTCAAAAATAGCGAATGTATCATTATTTTCAAATCCATAAGCCTCGTTAACTCTTTTTAACTCAGCGTTTTCAAATCCTGGATCTGCTACTAAGTCATAAGTAAATAACTGCTTAATTTGTACTGTGCCATCTTCTCTTACTGCACCTGCAGCTCTAGAAGAAATTTGTAAAGGAACACCAGCATCAACTAATGCTTTAGCTTGACGTCCTGCATCAGTATCTAATAATCTAATTCTTCCTCTTACCTGTTTTGAATCTTTATCGTATGTAAGTTCTTCGATAACGTGCGAAACATTTTTCAAAGAAATATCAAATTCCTTCGGGTGGTCAAGTTCTCCCAACAATTTAGAAGATTTAATCTTAGCTTGTAGGGCTTCAATCTGTGGAAGATATTCACTCTCAGTATAGATTCTTTGATTACGGTTTTTCTTGTCGATTTCACCGAAAATACCTTCTAGTACGTATTTTTCATCTACATTAGATGAAGAAAGTGACGAGCTAGAACGTTCAAGAATCAATAAATTTTTATTTGACATATCTTTTTCTGGTTTTTTGTTTTTCTATATATCCTCTTTTTTAAGAAATTATGAAATTATGCGCCGAGTCCGGCAAGTGGATCATCTCCACCCTCTTCTTCTTTTTCCTTTTCCTTTTTCTTTTCAGTGGATTCTGCTTCTAGTTTTTGATACCAGGCAACAATTGTACCCATTTCTTCTTTAGTAAAAGAGGCATTACCATAGTGTGTAAAGAAATAATCTTTTACTGATTCTTCTGAATTAGCAGAAACAATAACTCCTAGAATTTCTTGAGCTTTGATAGTTTTACCCTTGTCAAGTGTAATATCACTTACTGTAACTTCTGATTCTGGATCAGATTTAAGATGGTCTTTATTCTCATCTTCATTTAAGTTTACAAATTCGTAAAGGCTTTTAACGTATTTCATTTTAATATCTTTATTTTACATTCCCATCATACCCATTGCATTTGGATCTTCTGGTTTTTTAGCATCTGCTGTTCTCTTTCTGGCCTTTGCTGCTTCGTTAGCTGCAACGTCATCTGGAGAAAGTTTTAGGTATTTATCTACTAAGAAATCCAAATCAAAATAATGTTCTTCTTGCATAGTAGCTTGGTCTGTTATCATCAAGTTTGTAAATAAGTTATTGATGAAGTCTAGACGTTTGTCCATGATTTCCATGTGCTTCATTTCTGAGAACATGTTTTCTTCATTATATCTTAATGCAATCTGTGATTTAAAAACTGGATCATGTTTGAACTCAGGATATTTTAAACACATTTGAATGTATAATGGTTTAACCAAAATCTCTTGGAATCCTGAACGTAAACGATTTACGAACTTACCAAATTTGATCTCATCACGAATCATACCATCAGCAGCAAGGTTAAAGTCACCACCACCATCTTCGTACATGAATCTATTGTAAGGAATTTTTGAAACGTGTTTTAATTTATCTGAGAAGTATTTTAAGGCTTCTGTATCTGATAAATCCGGACCGTCTCCACCCATAGTTTCAATCTCTGGAGATTCATTATCTTTTGAAGGTAACCAATATTCTTTGTTGAAAGCCATCATCGGTTTACCATCTACTTTTAGAGTAGCTGAATCCCAATCAAAATCTACAACCTCTTTATACGAGTTCATTAACTGTGCTAATGATTGTTTTGCTCTGGTTTTAGATTTACCACCAACTGGGATAATAAATTTCATTCTAAATGATGCGTTTGTTACGGCCCAAATTACTCTGGTGTGTTCCATAATACGCAATAAGTTAAATGCTCTAACCAATCTTTCTACATAAGATACGCGCGATGCAGTCGTAATAGAAGAATATGAGATGTAAATAATTTGAGAATCGTATAACTTACGTTCTTTCATTGGATCATCTTTGTACTGGATCCAAACTTTTTTACCATCATCTTTGTTAAATGCTGGCAATAAACTAATAGGATCTAATTCTTTAAATCCAATCACCTCTTGTTGTTTATCATCATAGATAATCTCAAATGATAAGTAACCATCAATTAAGAATTTTCTATAGTAATACCACGCAGTTTGATCCACATTAAATCCAAAGTAAGTAACAATTTGATTGAAAAATTTCTGCATGTTCTTTTGAACCTCTTCAGAAACTTCCATACCTATTAATTCTGGATAACAAAAGAAATTTCTATTATCATAAACAATAGATTCATCGCACAGAATATCTAAGATGTCTTCGATCTCATCATGCATTGAGAATCCTCTTAATTCATCTCTTCTTGCTTTGTAATTAACATCAAAGAACGGAATATTTTTCTTTAGGTTAGTATCTGCCATTGATAACGCGGCAAATGCTGCGTAAATGTCATCATTATCAATACCTAATGGGTTAACCATTCCGTATCCTACTTCGTTTTCTAAGGTACCGATCGCCTGTGAGTTACGAATGACCATATCGTCATATCGCATACCGAAGTTACTAAGGTCTTTCAACAATGTTGAGACTCTAAATCCTCTACCTTTCGAGAGTGGACCTCGTCTTGGGTCACCTGGTCTATCTACAAATCCTGCCATGAGTTATTTTCTTTTTGTATTGTTATATATCGCGATTTTTAAAGTAGTCCGAGAATTGTTTTCTAACGGCATAAACACTAGATCCATTTAAACTAAGTAGATCTAATTGTGCAACTTTTACCCAGCTCTCGTAACTTATTACGCTTTGTTTAGTTTTTAATTTTGGTGAATATTGTCTAATAGCAAATTCAAAGCCAAATTTGTATAAGAATTTGTAAGCGTCCTTATATGTTATTCTTAAATCTTTTTGATGTAATGCATCACCAGGTTTGGCTTTTTTAGCCGCTTCTATTTGATTTTTATAAACATCATATACTTTGTCAAGTAATTGTGTTCTTAGTCTGATTGGTAAAAGATTTAAATTAATACCCAAATCATTATGTTTTGCTTCTTTTGAAGGATCTAAAGCCAAGACCATTGGATTTTTATCCCACCAATCCATTGTAGCTTCTGTAATTGGTGTTGTATATTTAAAGATGTAAATATGCCCAGGACGAAATCTCATATTTGTCTTGGCATTATCTGATGGTGTTTTACTAAAAACCTTTATGCCTTCTTTATACCACGATTCAGCTATCTTTCTGGTTTTAGCTGCTCCGCCGTTGTCCTTTCTATAGGCATTTATTTCTGTTATCAAACGTCCCATCTTACTTTAAACTTTTTTCAGTTAAGACTATAAACTTCCATTTGCGATCTTCAGCCCATGCTTTTGCAGCGACATACTTGTCTCTGTTTTTTACATATTGTTCGACAATATACTTATAGTTTTCTAAAGCCTTTTTGGTATTTTTAGTTGGAGGTGTCGGTTTAACTAAGTGAGATTCTGGTTTAATTTCAACCAGATATTCAGTAAACTTACCATTGACATTAGTTTTCATATAGAAATCTGGGTTGTATGTGTGTTCTCTATTGTCAACAGAGTACCAATACTTAATTTCTACGGGCTCACTTGACCATGAAACTATTTCAACTTTTGAATCACAATAAATCATAAACTTTCGTTCCCATGAAGATCTATATATGATGGGCATTGGCCCAACATATTTGTCTGGGTTAACTGGCTTGTAATATCCTTGGACATAACCAGATGCTTTCGAAGGTTTAACTCTTTTTATTGACATTAAATGTTGTACATTCCGCTCGTACCACCTTCATCGTCATATCCTGCAGTTCTGTCTAGACTTAAGGTTCCTTTATACTTAACTGGATATATTTTATTCCAGCCTTTAGCATAACCTCTTTTAGCAATCTCTGTAAAATACGCAAATGCGTTTGGATACTTGGGGTTAAAGTTTTTCCAATATTTCAATAGATCTAACAATGCAAATTGCAGACAATCCTCTCTGTCTTCTTCTCTAACATAGGTCATTCTATTGATAGCCCGTTCAGCCAACATGATTAACATTTTTTCAGCAGTTGGTGTTAACCGATCTTGTTCTAGAGATTTTACCATCTCATCGTATAGATCTTTATTATTTAAATAGTTCTTTTTAGCCACTTGGTATGTATTTGTTTTTCTTTATACGCAAAAAAGGTCAAATGTTTCCATTTGACCTTTTGTATTCAATTATTTAAGTATTAGATTGACATTGATGGGTCAATGTAAACCTGACTCTTTGGGATATTATATAAGTTATCGTTAAATTTTACTTTGATTAAAGAATCTTCTGCTCCCTGAGTATAATCTAGTGCACTTACTAAAACTGAGTCTTCAGGTTTGATTCCTTCAAATTCTGCTTTAAGATTGCCAATTACAAAATTGTCTAGATCTTCAGAGATAAATTCTTCGTATAATTTAATTCTTAACATTATAGTTTTACCTCTAATTCTTTAATTTCTGCTTCAAATTTAGAGATTTCACCGTTGATAAGATCGTTAGCTTCTTTAATTTCAACAATAGATCTATCAGCGTTAGCTAATTGCTCTTTGCTTTCTTTTAAGAATGCGATTAGGTCTTTTTTCTCAAGAATTTCAGCTCTAATAGTAGCTGATTCTGCTGCTGCACCTTCTAAAAGATCTGCAACTAGATCTAAATGAGAAACTCCAGTTTGTTCTGTGATGTACTCTAATGCTGAATTTGCATTGTTTGCTTTGAAGAATTTGTAGATTCTGTTAGCTTCGTTCATTCTTGAAACGTAAACATTATCTCCAGCTCTCATAACATCAATGCTAATTGAACCTTCTTTGATTGATTCAACGAAATCGATAGAAACAATTTTTGAAATGTTTTCTGCCAAGTAAGAGAATGAATTAGCTGTATTGCTTTCTTCAATTCTGATGATACCAGCTGCGAATAAGAAGTTTCTTAGTGTGTCTGATGTCGCTACTTCAGTTTTACCAACAAAGTATTTGTTTTCGTTTAAGTTGTAAGAAATCTTAGTGATTCCTTTGTGCCAGATAATTTCTGATTCTGTGATTGTAAAGAATTTTAATGCCTCTACTAAAACTGTGAATTCTGCTGGTACTGTTTCTGCCTCTTCAATTACATCGTTAACAATTGAAAAGTTCTTTCCATTTGAATGAAAAATGTGTCCGTTGTTAATCGCGAATAAAGGCGAAAGTTTGTTATTTGCCATGATTTAATCTATTTTGTTTTCTGTATATATCAGTTTTCTTCTACCTTTTTGGTAATTATTCTTTTATGTGAGTCAACTGAAGTCCTGTCAATGTCTGGACCGTTTTTCATTTCAGTTGCATAGCTATGAATTTCAAACATTCTGTTACCATTGTTGTGCTCAGTATCCCATTCAAATGCTGGAATAAAAGATTTAACTTCAATAGGGAATGTTACGCTATAACGCTCTTTATCTTCAAATGAGAATTCAATTGGACGTTTAAGATCATAATCTTCTGGAAGGGCATAATAAGATGCAATCCTGTATGTTCCATCTTCTAAGTGTCCTACTTCAACATTAAAGTAATTACTCTTGTACATGGTTTTAATAATCATTTCTGCCAATTTTAAACAGTCTAATTGACTAGAAACTCTAACTTCAATATCAAAACTTACTGTCACTGGAATCATCTGAAACTCAGCCGTATAAGATCTCATGGTATTATCTGAAGCTAATTTAGCATACGTTCCCATGTTTCTTTTATTAACCAATGCGTCTGAATCAATTGCTAATCCAGTCATATTGATAACACCCCTTGGTACAACGTCGTAGTTTCCGTCTGCAAGTCCTAAAGGATTACAATCTTCATCTTCTCCTGTTGTAAATAAGAAATTATCTCTCATAAAGTTCTCATCACCAGCAATTGCATAATAAAATGGAACATCAACAGCAACACGCTCTTCTGCACTCAATTGGCGCATAATATACAATTTATTATTTAGATCTGCTAACAGTCCAATAATAACGTGTCTGACGATACTATCGTCCTTGTTATATTTTTGATTGTAAGTTGCCATTTAGTATATATCGTAATTTATTCGATAGATTC